CCTCTAAGAAGACTGTCTTCAAAAACTACTGGCCCGGTTCAAACAACGTAAGCGTTGATACAAATTTCCCTATCAAGGCTTTTGTTGCGGACAACCCAAACCAGTTGTTCATGGTTGCGGCAGACGAGTCTGTTACAAACCGTGCTACAGCTTTAGCTGACGTTTTCTCAAACTGTTCGTTGGCTAACGGCACATCTGGTTCAACCAACACTGGAAGATCCACGGCTGAACTAGATATTTCCACCGCCGCTACCACGGCAACGCTCTTTATGCGAATTGTTGGATTGTCCACTGATGAGGCCAATCTTGACTTTGATGCTGCGGGCGTAAACTTCGTGGTTCGGTTTAATTTCCACTTTAACTCGCCAGCATCCGCCTCTGCTTCGCAGACGACGGCTGACTCAACTGGTATTTAAGGAGGGTATAGATAATGGCTATTTCTCGCGCACAACTGGCGAAAGAGCTTGAGCCCGGCCTTAATGCCTTGTTCGGTCTTGAGTATGATCGCTACGAAAATGAACATGCGGAGATCTTTGAAGAAGAGACTTCGGATCGTGCATTTGAAGAAGAAGTGATGCTTGGTGGTTTCACCTCGGCACCTGTTAAAGAAGAAGGCACTGCCATCACCTTTGACGATGCTCAGGAGACATACACCGCACGTTATACGCATGAGACAATCGCTCTTGCGTTTTCGATCACTGAAGAGGCGATTGAAGATAATCTTTATGATCGTCTTGCCGCTCGATACACCAAAGCTTTGGCTCGCTCAATGGCTCAGACCAAGCAAATCAAAGCTGCGGCTATCTTGAACAACGCTTTCGACACTACTGCACCGATAGGTGATGGTGCCGCGCTTTGTTCTTCGGCTCACCCCTCTTTGTCTGGTAACCAAAGAAACCAGCTATCAGTAGCGGCAGACCTCAACGAGACTTCTCTTGAGCAAATGCTTATTGATATTGCGGGTATCACTGACGAACGTGGCCTTAAGGTTGCTATTCGTGGTGTTAAACTGGTTATCCCGAAAGAGCTTCAGTTCATTGCGGAGCGTCTGTTAAATTCAGATCTTCGACCTGGAACGGCGGACAACGACACTAACGCCAACAGAAGCATGGGAATGCTTCCAGAGGGTGCCGTTGTAAACCACTTCCTGACGGACACTGATGCTTACTTCATCCTGACTGATGCGCCAAACGGTTTCAAAATGTTTAACCGTTCGCCCATTAAGACGGCAATGGAGGGTGACTTCGACACTGGAAATATGCGCTTCAAAGCTCGTGAGCGTTATAGTTTCGGTGTATCCGATTGGAGATCCGTATTCGGCACCGCCGGAGCGTAATTCCTTCGCTAGATGTAGTAGAAGAGTGGTCTTGTGCCGCTCTTCTATTTACATTATGTTAAGATATTCCTGACAGTCCGCTTTATGCGGCTGACAATAGCCAAGACAGGAGATAGACATGGCTGTTCATTTTACTGGTCCCGTACTTTTCGCTGGCAAAGACGGTCAGCGCAAATGGTTTGAAAACCTCCCCATTGATAAAAACCCTGATTACCTAGTCTATATGGATGACTTCACAGGTGTGTCTCTTGATGACACCGATGATTGGACTGTCGTCAAAGATAGTAGCGCCTCAGCAGATATCGCCGCAGACGTGGTAAACGGTGCGATAACACTAAGCTCACAAGCAACCACGGATAATGATGGCGCTTCCATTCAGGGTAATGAAATTTTTGCACTGTCTTCAAGTCGTGATATTTGGTTTGAAACCATAGTAACGCCGACAGATGCAGAGGGTGACGCGATAGAGATATGCGTTGGTCTTACCGTAAACTTTGCTACCAACCCTGAAGCGATGCTTACAGCGGCTGATAGGATTGTTTTCCAAGTTGATGATGGTGATAGCAACATTGACTGTGTTACCGAAAAGGATGGCACGGCAACAACCACTGATAGCGGTGTAGATATCGCTAGTGGAACAGCCGTGACTTTAGGCTTTCACGTCAAAGGCACAGGTTCTGTAGAGTTTTTTGTAAACAGAAACTTGGTTGCTACTCATACGACTAATCTTCCTGATGATGAGAACTTAGCGATAGGAGCTATGGAGTTGTCTGGTTCTGCTACCGGAACCAAATCAATGAATGTTGATTACCTCTTCGCCGCACAAAACCGTTAAGGAGTAAAGTATGGCTACTTCCTCTAAGACTAAACCTAAAGCTGCCGCGAAGAAGGCTACTACGAAGAAGGTTTCTAAAAAGGACTTACCTCCTGTTGGAAGCGCGAAGCGTAAAGCACTTATTCTGCGGGGTGAAATAAAGGAGTAGAATATGGCAGGGTCTGATGTAGTAGCAGTCTTTATAACTGCTGATACTAATGCCGCTGATGTTGCTTCTATTTCTGCTAATGAGCGTCCTAATACTGACTTCACAATAGGCGGGACGGACACCTCTGGCGGAGTTGCAACTTTTGACGCAGGAAGAATTGTCACGGCGACCACAACAGGAACGGGTGATAGCGGAAAAACTGTGACCATCACAGGCACAGATGTTAACGGTGCTGCTCAAACAGAAACGATAACACTTCCGGGATCAGCAACCACCACGTCAGGGACCAAATTTTTTAAGACCGTTACCGCAGCGAGTGCTAGTGCACAACCAGCGGCTAATGTTTCTTTGGGTCATGCGGCGGATGCGGCTGACGTTATCTTCGCAGGAAGATCTCGTTTGCAGGGCTTGAACATTGTTTGTTCTGCAACGGCTGGAACTCTAGACTTTAAGACCACTTCTCCTACTGGATCTAGTGTTTTCAAAGTTGGAACTGTTGCTTCGGCTACGGCTACAAGGGATATCACAATTCCTGACGAGGGCTTGCTCTTTACTGATGGGATTTATATTCAGTATACCGTTGCTACGTTTACTACGTTGACAGCATTTCATGCGTAATGGCACCGAAAAAGAAAACAACAACTCGTAAGAGGGACAAACAGCCTCCCAAAACGAAGAAGTATTTTCGTTCTACGAAATCAGGGGCTGGAATGACGAAGGCCGGGGTGGCACGTTATAGGCGTGAAAACCCCGGTTCTAAGTTGCAGACAGCTGTCACAGAAAAGAATCCTAAAGGCAAGAGAGCCGCAAGAAGAAAATCTTTTTGTGCTCGATCAGCCGGTCAGATGAAAAAGTTTCCGAAGGCGGCAAAGAACCCAAACAGTCGCTTACGGCAGGCAAGAAGGCGTTGGAGATGCTAGATCTTTTGGACAAGAAAAACATAGCATCAAGTGTAGTCGTAGCTGTAGTTGCGGCTACTATTATATGGATATGCGCCACTCTGGTTGACGTTGATAAGCGTACAGCCGTAATGGCGGTTCAGGTTCAAAAAAATCATGAAATGGTTTCTGCCCTTTGGGAGGCCACCGTAACTGATAAAATCAATAGAGCTAGATATGACAATTTCGAGGTCAAGCATACCCCAACAAATAACTAAGTCTCCATCAAAAAGGAGAAAGAAACGAGACCCGAAAGTCGGCACAGGAAAAAAGCCAAAGGGTAGCGGGAGAAGACTCTATACGGATGAAAACCCAAAGGACACAGTCAGTATAAAATTTGCTACACCATCAGACGCACGGGCAACCGTAGCCAAGGTCAAAAGGATTAAGAAACCTCTTGCAAGAAAAATACAAATCCTTACTGTCATGGAACAAAGAGCAAAGGTGATGGGCAAAAAAGAAGTTGTTAAGATAGCAAAAAGAGGTAAGGAGGCCATACGAAATGCCAGCAAAAAAACCAAAGCCAAAGCGTAAAAAGGGTTCTCCCACTCCTGCTAACCCTAAACTTTATTCAAGGGTTAAATCGGAAGCTAAACGTAAATTCAAGGTATACCCTTCGGCATATGCGAACAGCTGGTTAGTACGCACGTATAAGAAACGAGGCGGGACTTACAAATGAGTCTTAAAGAGTGGTTTGGAAAAGGTCCTAAAGGAGATTGGGTGGACATAGGTGCCCCTAAGAAGGACGGTAAGTTCCAAGCCTGTGGGCGTAAGTCTGCTAAAGGGAGTAAACGAAAGTACCCAAAGTGTGTGCCAAGGGCGACAGCAAAGCGCATGACCAAAGGTCAGATTAGAAGTGCAGTTGCTAGAAAGAGAGCCAAACCGCAGGGAGTTGGAGGAAAACCAACTAATGTCAAGACTTTTGTTAAGAAATCTAGTAAAAAGACTTCTGTAAAGAAAAAGACTCCCGTTAGGAGAAAGACTTCTACAAGAAGGAAAAAACGTAAATGACTACTTCTGGATCCGTTGACTTCGATCTTGATGCCGCTGAGATCATTGAAGAAGCGTATGAGCGATGTGGTCTGGAAATGCGGACAGGTTATGACGCTAAGACAGCCCGTCGATCTATGAACATTATGTTGGCCGAGTGGGCCAACCGGGGTGTTAATCTTTGGACTGTTAGACAACAAACGACAACTCTAACTGCTGGCACTGCTACGTTAACCTTAACCGCTGATGTTGTTAGCGTTCTTGAGGCAGTAATCCGTAGAGACAACACAGATTTTGATCTTCAGTTAATTAGCCGTGGTGAGTATCTCTCTATTCCAAATAAGACCACCACAGGCAGGCCGTCTCAGTTTTATTACAGCCGTCTAAAAGTTCCAGAAATTAACTTGTGGCCAACACCAGATAGTTCTTCTGATCAGATCGTATATTATTTTATGAAACGTATGGAAGATTTCGATACGTTAAAGAACACCTCCGACATACCTTTTAGGTTTTTACCGTGTATGGTTGCGGGTTTAGCTTATTATATCTCGTTAAAGAGGGCTCCTGATAAAATACAGATTTTGAAAACCTTGTATGAAGAGGAGTTTCAAAGAGCCCTTAGTGAGGATCAAGAAAGAACAGGTCTTACACTTGTTCCGTCAATTCAATATCTGA